GGCGGCGACCCGGCAAAATAAGTGTAGTCGACCCAGGCGTTGGTGGTGGTGGCGGCCGAGGCCACCGCCTTGCGAAAGCCGGACAGCCAGACCTGGCCGGCCTCGTCCGCGGCGGCGTATTCGCCTACATTGCGAAAGCCGGACACGTCAGTCCTCGGTAATGTCCAGATCGCCGGCCGCGAACTGCGGCTGGATGCCGGACGATACGGCCAGCGAAGCGGACAGCGCGCCCGAATACAGCAGCTTGCCGGCGCCCGACGAATCGGTGCCGACGCCGAAGTGGGTCAGTGTGGCGCCGGTGACGCCGCATTGCGGGAATTGCACCAGCGCGGCATTTGCGACGGCGTTGCCGGTGACCGTCCAGCCCGCCCCGCTGCGCGCCACGGCGACGCGGGCATAGTCGGTGTAGGCGGTTTCGTTGGTTGTCTGGTCGCCGGCTTCGCCTGGATCGGACGTGTGCAGACTAACGTATAGGCTACCGGCGGCGGCGCTGTTTTGCAGACCGGCGGCGTCGCCAATCAAGGTAATGTCCGTGTTGTTGAAAACCAGCAACAACAGATCGTTTTCAAAAGTGTTTGACTTGCTCATTGTAATTCTCCTTACGAAATGTCAAGCCACAAATCGTTTACTTGCGGATTAGACGGTGCTGTAGCTGACACCGCAATCTGATATGAATTCCCTGCAACATGTACGCGGTCTTTCCCAACAACAGTCTTTGCTTTTGGTAACTTTCCGGCATCTATGATGTTGCCATTTGATAGATTTAGAACCAAGTGGTCGTCAGGAGCAACTTCAGCACCAACAACACTTATACCATCTTGCCCCCGTTTCCCTACTTTTCCGTTGAGTCCGTCTTTCCCATCCGTTCCATCTTTTCCGTCTTTCCCTGCCTTCCCGTCGTGTCCATCGCGGCCATCCTTGCCGTCTTTGCCTGGATCGCCTTTGTCGCCTTGCTCACCCTTCTGCAACTGCCTGTCTTCAAGTAAGTTGATTCGCTTATCGTAGACTTCCATCATCTTGCCGATAAACAGTGAAATGACAGATAGCTTTACCTCTGTCGAGGCATTAGGCTTCAGGAGGGCAACAATTTTTTCTTTCATTGTAGCTACTGTATCGCTTGAGATGCCGCAGTAATGTAGTCGCTATCCTGCTGCTTCTCTTTCCTCTTGGCGTCGACTTGCATACGCGCAATGCGCTCGTTCGATTCGATGTCCTTGTTCTTCAACATCAGATTGGCGATCTCCATGCGCTGCGTGAAGTCCTGCCCTTCGTTTTCCTCATTCAGATTGTTACTGATAGCCGCAATGATTCGCGCCTTAGCAACGTCGGGGGCAATCTGCGCTTCAACCGTAGTCTTTTGCGCTTCGGCTTGCGTTTTCTGTACTTCAGCCTGCTTGAGCGCCATATCCAGTTGTTCAGACTGCATCGACATCTGCTGCTGCTGCGGATTCGGTGCAGACATCTGCTTCATCTGCTCGATCATCGACTCGCGGTCGGAAACACCGGAGTTCTTGAGGATGCCTTGCATCAGGATCGGCGTCAGCGGCGACTGTGCGCCGAGCGTCTGGATCAGGAACGCCAACTGCTTCGTTTCATGTTCACGCGCAATGATTCCGAGCATTGCAGTCGGAACAAACGTCATGTCGGTCGACGGATACCGCTCAGGATCGAACTGCATGTATCGCCACGCGGCCTTGTAGATGAACGGAATCAGGAAATCCTCTTGGAAATTGACCAAGGTACGCTTGTACTTCTTGATGAGCGTTGCCGTCGCCATGTCCATTCCAACATCACGCGCAACATTTGTAACTGCACCATTGGAGTCAATCGTTGCAGCCGCCATCAGCAACATGCGCTCGAACTCTTTGGAAGTCTCCATCGCAGCGCCGTCCGTGGTGCCAAACTTGAACGGCATCAGGATTTCAGACGGTGCGCCATTGGTCAGCAGCGCCTTGCCTGGCTGCACTTGGAACTTTGCCCCACGCGGCCAGCGAGTTGCATCAATGGCAACCATTGGGGCAGAAGTGAGTGCTAACCCATCCATATGGCAACGCATCGAACCGTCGATAGCCCGCTGCATGTTGTCGGCCTTCTCAGCCGTACCGCGACCAAGCAGACGATTCGGCATGGTGTCAGCTTGGTAGCTGATAACCGGCCTATCTTCCATCATGTAAGGCGATTCTTCGGCTTTCAGGATCATTCCGTCATTGGCAATGATGACTACCGCCTCAACCATGTCGGCATAGTCTTCCATTTCATCGCCGAGCAGGTTTTCGTATTCTTCTTCGTCGCCGGTCAGGTACTCACGCGGAACCAAACCGTACCAAGTCAGCAGTTTTACCTTGTCATCGCGGAAATCTGCCTCTTGTTGCGTCGGCTCAAGGCTGTTGCCGTCGTGCATCGACGTAATATCGACGTTCCGGTACTTACCGTCAGCAATGCCCTTGGCAATCTTGTGCGTCGAGACATACCGCTCGATGGCAACGCCCAAGGAGTCGTCAATGGAGTCGCTATTCGGGTCAAACAGGAAATTTTTTGGCGAAACCGGAACCAATTTGACGCAGACGTACTCTTTATAACCAGGGCCGCGCTGTATGTTGTTTCCTGTCCCCTTAACAGGGTCATAAACCATCGGGCCTAAGTCCAATTCCATCGGATACGGCTTGATCTTCTTCTCGACCACGATTTCACCGATTCCGGTGCCGTAAATCTCGCCCATGAGCGTGATCTGGTCGATACTTTTGCGGATTTTGTTCTGCCGGAAGTCCTCGTAGAGTTGCTTTTTCAGCTTTTCGATGTCCAGCGACCCATTCTTGTCGGCGAGGTCATCTTCAATGTCGAAAAACTCGCCCTGGCCGAAGATCGCCTCCATGATTTCAGCATGGCGTGTCTCAATGGCTTGCTGCGTTGCCGGGGAAATCAACCGCGAACGTTCGGAGCCGCGTTCCTTGTCGGCTTCTTCCCATATCCCACGGAAGATGCGCTCGTATCTGTCCCACTTGTCGGCGTAGTTCTGGTCGCGGTAGTCGCGCCAGCGGTCGGTATGCCCAACAATGAACTTCAGCAGTTCCTTGTCGGCGGCGGTTTCCTTGTAGAACGTGGATGATTCCTCGCTCTCAGTGCCGAGTTGCTCGGCTTCCTTGTCTTCGCGGGTAATCATGGATCAATTACTTCTTTTTCGGCGGCATCTTGCCGCGTTTATGTGGTTTGCTGCAAGCCATAACATTCTCCCGCTAAAGTGGGCGCTAACTTACCCGAAAACCGCCTGCAAGTCAATGCGCCGCACTCAAATGCCCGCCACAAGGTCGACGGGTTCCCAATCTTCTTCCTCCGCGTTTTTGTTTCCGTAGATCACCTGCGCCAGATGCGCGACCATTGCGGTTGCGTCCAAAAGGTCATCGTGCACCTTCTGCGACGGAAACCCCATCATCTCACGCTTCAACTCGGCCCAATCCTCGTCAACGTTGAACGTGATGCGCCCATGCTCCATCAATCCCTGCAAGGCGTACACAATCCGATCAACCTTGTTGCTACCGGAAGTCGCAATGTCCTCTATGTGGGCATAGACATTGTTCTTCCGCATCAGGTCAGTCAGGTACGGCATGATCGCCCGTCGCAGCGAACCCTTCTCGATGCCTACGCATACCGGCTTATGCGTTCGCACCGCCAGCAATATCCGCGTCGCCGTTTCCCGCACATCCCACCGTCCGTGGTGTATCGCCTGCACCCACCACTTGCCGTCATCATAGACGCGCACAATCGCAATCGCCGTGTAGTCCAGGTACTTCCTTTTCTTGTCGTCAATCCCCAACTTCGCCACATCCTCAAAGCCAGCCGGATCAACAGCGATGTACGTCGAATATTCTTTACCTGTGGGGGCTTTGTCAGTCTTGAACCACTCCATCTTGAACACATTGGCACCCATCGTAACCCACTCGGCTTCGTATTCCTGCAAGTAGGCCAGCGTTGATAGCGTCCTCTTGGCCGCTTCAACTTCCTTCGGGTCGATCAGTTCATTGTCAATGGTCTTGAACAGCCACGACTTCCACTCGGGGTCTTCACCGCTCATCCCGTGGTCAAACATCTCGCGGAATGACTCCGCGTCCAACATCGGCGTCCCAATGAACAGCGCCGTTCCCTTCATGTCGCTCAATGCCGGTCGAACAACGTACTCCCAGGTCTTGTCTTTTGTCGATTGAAACTCGTCCAGCGTCACATGGTACAACTTGATACCCCGCAGACTGTCCGGGTTGTCACTCCCTCGGACGCATATCTTCACCCCATTCACCAACTTGATCTCGCCGTTATTCACATTGCTGCTCACCACCACCGGCTGCGCCAAATACAGCAACGTGTCCCAATGCAGATTCCGCGCCATCCCGAACGTCGGCGCAATCAACATCACACTCGCCGACACGTCCTTGCACTCCAAAGCCTTGATGATGCTCTGCACGATGGCGAACCGCGTCTTCCCCAATCGCCGCCCTGCACAGATCACCTTGAACCGTGTCTTGTCCTGCAAGACCTCCTCCTGCCACCGCAGCAAATCCATCCTCAACTCGGAGGCCATCTATACCTCCTCCACCGTCGATACCTGCATGGGTTCCGGTATTGGCTGCGGCTCAACCACCTGCACCTGCTCGGCTACCACCTCGGCAATCTGCCGGTATGGACTCTCTACCCTGCCAATGACGATGGTTATGTTCCCACCACCACCCGCGGCCACCGCACTCTCACTTCCCCACTCAACCTTGCTCACCTTCCCCGCCGTCTTCTGGTATGTCTCACTCCTCAACCTCGCCAGCGGTACTTCCTCCAACCCGCAGTCCCTCACCTCCTTCAGCGACTCATACACCAACCCGTCCGCGAAGCATCTCTTCGCCAACTCCCACGCCTGCATCCTCTCCGCCTTATCCTCCAACCACTTCCTCAACACATACCACGGCATACCCATCCCCAACGCAATATCCCGAGGATCATCGCCTATCGCTATCCGCGTCATCACTCGCGCCAATACGCCTTCCTCACCATCCTCGGCAATCATCGCGTCCATTCGGCTCCATCCTTCAGTTCGGAATGTCATGCGGCATTGTGGCATTTTGTGGATAACTTTTCAATTGGCTGTTTTGCGAGGGGGAGGGGACAGCTAAAACTCTCACGCATTCGCATCGAC